TCTCTAATTCCCGATGAAATACCTTCCAAAAACGGAGCAATAAATTCTTCATATCTTTCTCTAGATATAGTCAAACTTATTTCATTTTTCAATCTAAGACCAAACTTGGTCATGATATCACTATCAGGAGCATATCCATCATAATTATTCAAATATGCTTCTATCAAAAAACTATCATCAAATTTAGAAGATTGTATTTCACGAATTATGTCATCAGTCTTAAAAATCTTTCTAGGTAGGTAATATACATCTATACCATAAATTTTTAATTGTTCGTTGATTATATCTTGAACNAGAAATTGTTCAGCCGAAGAACCTTGAAGAAAAAATGGATTCAATGTCATAATTATTAACCAATACAATCCAAAGGTGGTAGTTCATATTCAGAAGACATTTTCTGTTTTATATCTTCCAAGTCTCTTTGTCCATCTTCAAATAATGCACGACCATTTAGTTCAATACCTCCAGGAAGTTTTACACCTTGGAATTTGATTAGATTTTGTCCCCATTGTTTTTTTATTAATGCAGTAAGATATTTTTTAACAAAACTGTCATTATAAANTTGAGAAAAACTTTCTGGATCAAGTGCTCTATAACAATCAATTACAAAAAATGTGTCTTTAGATTGTTCTCCCCAGTCTATATCTAAGTATAATCTATCCTGCCTCTTATTATATCTTATTTGTTTGTCAGTGGTAAGTAAAAAATCAATATCCTCCAGATATGTTTTTGTCATTGCATATGACAATAAAGCTATAGAACTAAAATAATAAAGATCATTTAGAAAAAGTTGATACTTTATACTAAACATTCCTCCAGAAATTGTACTAGTATCAAATTTGAATATTTTTTCAATTCCTATTACAGAATCTGGAACTTGAATAAAATTAGAATTTTCATAAAAATTTGAAGTAACTGTCCCAACACCACTTATATTAGTTGAAGTTCCTGTTGTTGTTACAATTCCAACTCCATTTATACCACTAGCTTTTCCTCTATCAATATCATCCTGAGATACTTTATATTTTAAATACATTCTCTCAACACCATCATAATGTCTTTCATTAAAGTATTGAATAGTATCATCAATTAAATCATCAATCTGTTCATCAGCAACATTTATTTCTAAAACTGGTGCTCCAAGTTGTCTCAGACAATAATCAATAAGTCCTTGTCTAGTGTTGGGTTTTGCCATCAGTAAGATCCTCCATCAATTACCGAAGTCCACGTAGGAATTCCTACATTGTTGGTCGTTAATACAAAATAACTTTCAGTCAATGCATTTTCTGTACTGGCAGCACCAATTAGTTTTCCGGTATTATCGAAATAAGCAATTCCATTTGGTCCGTCATAGTCATTAGCATCGTAATATAAACCTTCAGTAACAGAGGCAAATCCAGTTATCCTTAAGTTTCCTGTAATATAGTTATCACCATGGAAAGTTGATACTCCAGAAACAAATAAGTTAGTAGTCGTTACAAGACCAGAAAATTTTCCGTCTCTCCATCTTTGTGTCGTAATACCAATATCATAAGTGTTATCAGTATTTGGAACTAAATTAGATACAAATTCACCTCCAACATCAATATCATCTCTAGTAGAATCACCAATTCCAATTGTACCACCTCTAAATATGGCATTTCCGATAAAGTTTGAAGTTCCAGAAACTTCTAAATTGGACCCTACATATAAATGTCCTCCAGTAGTGGTAATACCACCTGCAGAAGCAAGAGTTGTGATTCCACAGATTCAAATGTTTCGTTAACATTTAAACTATTTAAAATATCAACTGCAGCATTAATATCAACGTTTGATGCAAAAGTTGAGATACCAGCAACTGATATATTTCCTCCAATATTGACTGCTTTACCAATTCCAATTCCACCATTAACAACTAAAGCACCAGTAATTGATGATGTAGAGTCGGTAGTATTTGAAAATGTCGCAATACCAGTAATATTTAAAGATGACGAATCAATCGTGTCCGTCATATAGAAGGATTCTGTTGCCAAATCCCATACCAAAATCATTCCATCTCTATTTTTTAGAGTGGAATCTACATCAGTTAAGTTTAATAACCGTGTCGGTGGAGCAGAAGCATTGGATAAAACACGGATTACATTTTGAGAACCAATCCTATCGTTTATACTTGGCATTACCTAGTTACTCCCCCTCTTATTAGTGCTGTACCTTCTACAGCTTTAAATTCTTTGCCAAAATTTGTTAATTTTACATCGAAAACATATCTACCAGGTTTTATATCTACAGTTTGTGATGCATTCAATGAAATGGAAATAATTCCTAAATCGGGACTAGTTATTGACGATGCAAAAGATACTGATGATGTAGAACCATAATGTTTTCTCAATTTACATTCGGCAGAAGCACTGCTCAATATTAATGGGGAATTAGTTCTGGTATCTTCTAATTGAAATGAAGTATCAAAATCAAATCCTTGTTCGATAACAATATTTGATACATAAACAGCCATTATTTTATGATGCTAATATACCTTTAGATATTTATAAGCAGTTATTTATTCAAAATTTCTTGAAGTAAATATTTTATATCATTAATATCTTTTTTCATCTCATCCAATTCTTTTTTACGTAAATCTTTTTGTGTAATAGTATTCACATATTGATTATATCCGGCAGTATCGTAATTTACGATAGCACCGGTATTTTCATCTCTGTATAAATTGGAGTGTCCTTTTACTTTTATCATCTGAGTGCAATAATTCTAAGATCCGCAAAACGAGGTGTTTGTGCTTGATTGGAACTGGACATTACAATCTTAATTCCATATCCACTGAATAAATCTAAACTATCAACTGTAAATTCATATTCTAAAAATTCACCATCCAAACTTGCTCTAACTTTTCTATCCGGCAATCCACTATTTTTAGATGGATCGACAATTAAGAAACCTTCAGTTGTTTGCTTAAGATTATCATATCCTGGGAACAATTCATATGATTGTTCAATTTCACTAGAATCTGCTTTTACTGTCGTATAAAGAACTCTAAAGTCAGAGTCTCCAGGTCTTTCTACAGCAATAATAACTTTAAGTCCAGATGCTGGATTTTGGAGAGTTGTGATATTTGAATAGTATACGGATGAATGTGGATCATCAACAATTGAATTAACACGATTATCATTGGGATAATCAGTGATTGGTTTATTCAATCTATTACTATTGAGTATAGAACCTGCTTGCTCCAAATTCAATATTGGAGAAAGTACATTATTTGGATCATTTGAATTAAATGTAATGGCAGTGGTAAGTGATTTATTTCTTGGTAGAGATGTTAAGTATTCATTTTGATTTATCTCTGAAGCGACCATCCTCAAAGAAGATAATGAATTTAAAGAATTTAATTGAACTTCCTCATACCCATTATCATTAAATGAAACTTCTGTTCCAGAAACGCTAGTTGCTGTTGTTGTTCTAACTTTTCCTGTTGCAAAAGTAGTTGATCCTGGAGTGAGTATATCATATGATGGAGTTATCGAATTATATACTAAGTTTTCAGAGGCAGTAACAGAATTTCCTCCAATTAATTTTTCATCATTGAAAGATAATTCTGGAGAATCTGTGCTAGATCCATCATTTAATCTATTATTTCCTTTAGTTATTGATCTATCAATTCTAANGTGATAATTATCAATATCAATAGGAGATTGTATAGAGGTGCTGATTCCATTAATTCTTCTTAAAGAAACTCCACCAAATTCATATTTTTCGANAACACTATCTAATGGGTGATTAATTGCAATTGTTCCATCAATTGCTCTACCATTTGAAGAAATANTCAATACTCCANCANTTGCANNATNATATCCAATAATTTCANTTCCAATTTTTACATATCCAGTATATGAACCACTTACCGGTCTTCCTTCAAACGTTTCAAAGTTGGATGAAGAATCGATGTTAATATATGAAGTTTCTCCAACAATTAGTTCTGATGTTAATATTGTTGTTGGAATATCCGATTTAATATTATCAACAACTACTTTGTTGGTTGTCGAATACATTCCATGATTGAAGTGATCTACTTTAAAGTAATCTCCAGAATAAATTCCACCATCTGCATTAGAAGATATAATGTTAGTTCCTGCAGCAGAAACAATTGTACTAGAACCACTGAAATAACTTAAAGCAACACCTACAGCAAATTCTTTTCCACTACCACTACCACCAAATTCACCTTGAACATTGGTGAGATATAAGGTATCAACACCAGTAACATCACCAATTGTTATTCTTGCATCTCTACCAGTTGCTGATGATGTTGTCGAAGTTTGAATACCAACAACATCTCCAACTTGATATCCATTTCCATAATCGAGAGTAGAGTGCCCAACACCAGTAATTACTCCACTAGCGTTGGTAGTTATATTAAGTTTTAGTCCATCTCCCTTTCCAGAGAAATTAAATGTACTTACTGTTTCAGTAGTGCTTATTGGATAATTTTGTCCCGACTCTGTTAATGTGGAAGCATCATTAACAGAACTACCTTGCCCAACAATAATTGCTGATCCTCCATTATCATTGCAACCGGCAAGTTTTCTACCAACAGTTACAATACCAATAAAACTTGAATCTGTTATTGTAACAATACCAATCCTTCCTGTTTTTGGAAGGACTGTAATAGGATTGTTAATCAACTCCAAAACATAATCATTACTTCGATCTAAAGGTGGATTGTAGAAATAAGCAGTTCCCGAACTCTGCACAAACTCTGCTTTATAAAGTTTAAATTTCAAATCCTGATTTTGATCAGTTGACCAGATAGATCCATTTTGAGATTTGAATAAAGACCCAAGAGCAAACTGTTTAGTATAAATCACTTGATCAACATCTGGAAGTTGTTGTGTGTTGACAGTCTTATTTCCCATGACAGCTGTCCACACTTCATATTCATCACTTTGATCTGATATTAAAACTACTGCATATTCTCTACCAGGTGCCAAGAAAATTGGTTCTGGGAATCTAATATTTGTAGCAATTTCTCCAGTGTCTGATGTTTGAATTAGTTGGGTTTCAACACCATCAATACTACCTCTTGGTTTAAGAGTTACTGGTTTTCCAATAGTTGTGAGTGTTGGTGTTCCTAATTGAGTTTCTCTTATTTCTACTCTAATTGGTGCGTTACCACTATCAATTGTAGCAAAAAATACGTCTACAGATGTTAAAAATACTCCATTTACGTCATCATCAGTATCAATATCAGATTTGACCTGAATATTTCCACCAACAGTAAATGTTTGTGCTAGAGNATCTGTATATTCAACATTAACTGATCTACTTAAATTTAAACTAACTGTATTTGAAATATTTGTTCTTGCGGTTTCTCTTGTAACTGTTGCTTGGAATCTCAAAACAGTTCCATTTGCAGTATAAGATGTTTCTGCAAAAGAAATTAAATTGCTTCCAGGTAATCCTTTAGAATTTGTGGAACTAGATGTTAATTTGTAAGTTTTTGTTCCTGCACGCAATCTAACACTTGGTATTGGATTTACATGTGGAGGTCTAATAAAGAATGATCCATTAAGGTCTCCAAAATTGTCCGAAATTAATCTGATGTCCTTTACAGAGGCAATTGCATTGCTGNTTTGTCCAACTAATTGCATCCCAGACTGAATATATCCAAAATATGTACCCTGTGCTCTCTTAGCAAGTCCATCAACGTCAACATTAAGAACATTTGATGTAGAACTATATACTGAACNTAAAATTTGAGTCTTATTATATGGATTCTGATTATATGTTGAATCTGGACTTGAAATACTTCCTGATTTATGATCAGGTCTACACACTCTAAATCTAATTCTTTCAACACCTCCTACAGTTCCAATAACAGTTTCTCCAATTGTGAATGCTGCAGATACATTTTCAATTTCTACAAGTTTTGGAATTACATCAACTCCACTTCTTTCATCTAAGAACTGATAATATCTTGTATTTGGTTTTAAGTTAGATGCATTAAATTCTACGTTTCTAGATCTAATAAAGAACTGATCATTACTACCCACTACTTCATTACGAATGGAGGTATCGACTGTATCAAATGATCCTCTAGCTGTATTTGATGTATTAATATTAAAACTACTAGCTCTTCTTATGAGATTAACAGTATTTGCTCCTATTGCACCTCGTCGTATCCTAATTGTTCTGCTCTGATTTGATCTTAAATTATTGACCAAATTGACATTATTTGTTCTGGTAACTCCTCTATCAATTGTTCTATCATCTAACTGAACTGTTCTAGTCCAACTATCGACTGCAGGATCTAATGTAACTGTGCCATTATAGACAACAATATTGAATGGATTTACATTTTCAACTTTAGTAGCAAATGGTTGTTCCAACCAACCAATTTGATCATATGCAAGTGTCAAAGAATTTCCAGTTTTTTCTATATTAGAATC